CAGGTACTGCTTCACCTATGTATGTGAAAGAACCGTCAGTGTCTATGAGTTTGTTGTACTGCACTTCTATTCCTGTCTGAATGCCTTGGATAAACTCCAGAAGGTCTCTTACTACAAATTTCTTCTTGGAAGAGTCGAATATGAGAATTGCGTTTTCGCTTACTTCCGAAAGTCTCTTGAATTCAACATCATCATTATCAAGTATCTTAGCAGAGCCACCTCCCGAAGAACCACCACCAGGGGCTAGGTTCATTAACGTAAGGTTAACCTTTGCTACAAACGCAGAGTGTAGTTTGGTGTATTGGTCTGTTATCTTATCTATGAATGGCGTTATGTCCGGTGTTACGCCATCAACACCATCGCGCCCATCTTTACCATCACGACCGTCCTTGCCATCAACTCCGTCGCGTCCATCTTTCCCGTCTTTGCCCGGAGGACCAATAGTACCATCACGTCCGTCTTTACCATCGATGCCGTCGCGACCATCTTTCCCTGGTGCCCCGTCTTTACCGTCGATTCCATCCTTACCGTCGCGACCGTCCTTACCTGGCGGACCTTCAGGTCCTATAGGGCCTGCTTCGCCATCTTTGCCAGGGGCTCCGTCGATTCCATCACGACCATCTTTACCGTCAATTCCGTCGCGACCGTCCTTACCTGGCGGACCTTCGGCTCCATCCTTCCCGTCTATTCCGTCGCGCCCATCTTTACCGTCTTTGCCAGGGGCTCCGTCGATTCCATTTCGACCGTCCTTACCTGGCGGACCTTCGTCGCCCTTTGGTCCTTGAATTCCCATGAGTCCTTCGGCTCCATCCTTACCATCACGTCCATCTTTGGGCATGATAGTAGAAACATAGTCAAAGACTTCCTTCTTGAGTTTTTCAAAGAAGGTAATGATTATTCCATAATCTAGTGGACTCATTTCACTTCTCTAGGTAATTGATAAGGGCTTCTGTGAGTTGTGTTTCTCTTATGGTTTTAATGACCGATTCTCTAGTTGGTTCTTCCTCTCTGATGAAAGGAGGGTGAGCAGGATTATCAGGTGTTGGTTCTTCATCCGCAGGAGCCTCGCCCATTGGTTGTCCTTCAACAGGAGGTTTGAACCTATCGTCCATAGTCTTGATTTGTTCTTCAAGCTCTTCGATTTCTTCTTCAGTCAATCTAAGGACCTTGGACTGGACCCACTCTGGACTGAAGTACTTACCAACATATGCGTCGACTTGTCCGAGAAGAGCAATTCTATTTTGCCATAGCTCTGTTTCCTTCAACTCAACGAAGTTGTTTTCATTGACATAGTTGATTGTGATGTGATTGCAAACATCATTCCACTCATCCGCTTTGATGATGTTCTTTGCTATGAGTTGAACTCTAAGTATGTCAAGGAGCAGCTTGGAGAACTTTGTCCTAAGTCTAGCAACAAACTTGTTGAACCTAAGCTCATCTCTTGTTATCTCGTTTGATCTGCCAAGAGAGAAGTTCTGTTGTGGCAGAAGCCTCGAGATAGGTACGTTAAGGCTTTGATATAGCTTTTGCTGGAAGTAATTTACATCCTCAAGCTGCCCAAGTGTTTGGCCACCAGGAAGAGTTGTAATTTCTGTGCCCTTGCCGCCTTCGCGTCTAGGCATCCAGAAATCCTCAAGCATTGACATATACTTTCTATCATCACGAACTTCGCCGGTTGAAGCATCATATACAATCTTGTTCTTGTACTTGTTCATGATGTCCGTAACATACTGCTCTGCCTTGAGCTTTGGTAGGTTACCCACATCAATGTAGAACACCCTTCTCTCTGGTGCTCTGGCTATCCTATAGATTACAGTCGCATCCTCAAGCATTTTCAGCTGGTTAGCTAGCTTAATGGCTTTATGGAGGTAGCTAAACATTAGGTTGGAGTTCTGGTCATACAGACCAGAAGGAACATAAACAACAGAATCCGTGCTTAGCTTTATGCCCTGAGTACTAGATGCGTCTATGCCTTTTTCGTTATAGATGAAGAACTCTTCTTGTTTGACTATAACGTCGACATTAGTGGTTGGGTCTTTCTTTTTCTCAACTTTCTTGATTTTGCGAATCTTTCTTGAATCCACAAAGTCAATCTTTCTGATACCTTCGCCAGGGCTTTTGGGGTCTAAGTAAATGACGTGGTATTGCCTACCATCGATGTACCAGTTCCTAAAATAGTCATGGGCTTTTTCTTCGAAGTTCAACAAGGACAGGACTTCATCAAACTCGTCCTGTATCTTCTTCTTGATAGCTGCAGAAACCTTCAACTCTTCCAAGTTGAGTTTTACTACGTTGCCTTCGTCATCATAACAGATTGCTTCGTTTGCTATCTCTTCAACAGCGCTGTCTACTTCTGGGAACAAGGAGATTTCCCTATACCTTCTAATCAAGTCATTTTCGTTCTTGATGGAAGTGTCCATGTCTACTACTTGGGAATAGTAGGCAGCAGCGGAAGAAGAAAGAACTACAGAGCCGTCTTCGGAAGTAGGCGTGATGACTGAAGTCATCTGCTCTTCCCTCTTCTTTAGGTTTATCTGAAAGCCAAAGATGTTCATGTTTGAATACCAAAAAAATAGTCGTAAAGGTTTGACCCGTTACGACTATTTATAGTGCCGGAAATCCTAGGGATTAACGATCAGGTTCGAAGAAGTTGTAGTCGAAGGTTACTTCGAATGTTTGGATGTTTGCGTTATCATAGGATAGGGTGATAGCACCAATTTCGGTAGGGTACGCATCAAAGAACTTGTAAGTCTTAAGTTGAGCGCCGTTACGGTCAAGTTGAATAACCCTCAGGTCTACTTGGTAATCAGCTGGGTTCTTAAGACCGTTTGTGGAACCAAAGTTCGCAATGGCATCCTGCCAACGCTCAAATGCGTTCCTAATCAGGAAGTCGCCGTCGTTGATTACAGTAATAGACCATGGAGCAAAAGTTCTTTCGCCTGCGAAGTTCACTGGGCGACCTCTGTATGTTACAGGAATGTTTGTAACGGTTACTGCTGGCAGGCTTGTTGCGTTACACAGGAAAGAAGCCGCTCTAGATGCTCCGCCAGCTGCCGCTACGGCGGGGAAAGTAAGTTCGACAGAGAATTGGTTGGAGCGAGCTCCACCTTGTCTCATCTGTGCTTTGAAGTCGGAGATTGTTGACATTTTTGTTCCTCTTATGACGGGGACTGTTTAGGTCCCTTTTTAATTAGCCGCCGATTTCTTCAAAGTTCACGCTAGTGCGTGCTGCAATGAAGTTCAGTGTAATGAAGTTGATTGAACGGGCAGGCTTGATGAAGATGTCAGCCACGAATCTGTTGGCATCAATCACGTCGCCGGTGTTGTTGGTTTCGTCGCACTTAACTCTGAAGTCAGTGATACCTCTACGTCCCTGAACATCACGCAGGAATGGCTCAACCAAAGATCTGAACTGAGCTCTTGTGAACGGGTCGTTGAACTCGAACAATTGGAACTTAGCTGCAATAGCAATAGCCTTCTCGAGAACAATGAACAGCCTACGAACGTTGATACGGTCAAAAGCTGATGGCTTAGACAAAAGAGTCTTGTCGCCGAAAAGAACTGTACCTTGTCCAGGGAAGGAAACCACTGGGTTCACGCCGGACTTGTAAAGAGTGTCTCTCGATACTTGGTCTGGGTTGAAGGACAGCTTGACTACGTTCTTGATCTGACCTCTGTTATAACCACCAGGAGAGAACCATGGATCATCAGTGAAGTCAGTACGGGCACATAGACCAGCAATGTCTGCGTTCAGAGGAACCCAACGATAGACGTCATTGTAACGGTCATATTGGTACTTGTAGCCAGAGTCCATTGCCGCGTAGGAAGTCGAAGGAAGTAGGTTACGGTAAGCAACAATTTGGCTTGCGAAAGTCTGTCCTACACCAACAATAATCTCTCCAGTAGATGTGTTCTCTGGGGAAACAAAAACCAAGCAGTCCTTACGGGTTTCAGCCACGTTGTTGATAACGAAAGCTGCTGTTGCTGCAGAAGCCTTACCAAGGAACAACAGACTAATGTCATATGCTTCGGCGTTACCGAAAAGAGCAAAACCATTCTGCTTGTTACCTTCAGTTGCGTTGAAGTCATCAGCGCCACCAGTTAGTGTGACTGTCAAAGGAGCAGCCAAGCTAGTGAACGTCACAGCAGGACCTGTTTCCTTACCCCAGTCCATACCAGTTGGGTGATCCATCCAGTAAACCCACTTAGATGAGTTGTTCAGTACGAACTTGTAGTAGGTGTTAGTGCCGTCTGCTCTACGACCATTGCTTGCCTTGCTCATGAAAGCAAACTTCTCAAGGATACCGTTAACGGTTCCTGTGATTACGCCCAGGGCATCGAGAACGATGATATGAACTTCGTCGTCTGCAGGGGCTCCGTCGAATTCGTTTTCAAAGTCCCAACCGTCAAACGTATCTGCGTCTGCCATGGAGACTTTAACGGAGTTACCAAGAGTGCCTGGATACTTGGCTGCAAACTCACCAACAACGCCACCGCCGTTTTCATAGTTGACTTCATAGTCAGTGATATTGTTGATCTTGATGCCGCCAACAGTTACCGTCGCTGTAGCTGTCGCGCCAGTTCCGTCTGGGTCTGTGATTGTGATAGTTGCGGATGTGTAACCGCTACCTGGGTTGGTAATTGTAAGTCCAGTCACAACACCTGCGGTTGATTGAACAGTTACAGTTGCTTGAACACCGCCTGCTGTCTGAGGAGCAGAAACAGTAGCTACAGGAGCAGTATAACCACTACCGCCTGCTGTCACCGCAACGGATGTAAGGCTACCAGTTTGAGTAGAAACAGCGTTTCTTTGACCGCTTGTATCAAGCCTAACCAAGAGCAGGTTATTGCTGTAGGAAAGGAAGTTTGCAGCGGAGAAGAAAGACATAGCTGTGCCATCGTTAGGAGCGCCATATCTTTGCACGAGTTCGTTCTCGCTCGTTACAATAATAGGATCCATAACAGGACCCCAGCGAAACACACCAGCAAACGCTCCATTTGAAGTGGATACCGCCGGAACGATGCTAGTGAAATCTTTTTCTGTTACCTGTACGCCAGGGGATAGCATAAACGCCATTTTCTTAGTCCTTTACGAAGAAGTTTGAAGTTCTCATAGAATTGTCTTCATACTCGTATTTAGTGATTTCAAATGTTCATAAAGCCGACATCAACAGTTTGCCAACCGTCGTCGCTGCTTT